CGGGCGACGATGCCCGCGCTTCCCAAGGAGCGAAGGATATTCAGCTTGCAGATGCTCGGAGCAACCGAAGCCGAGCGAGCAACGCTCTCGGCGTTCTTCCTGGCACACCGTGGGACAGAGATCCCGTTCGACTGGGTTCACCCGCTGACCAAGGAGACAATCGCCGTGCGGTTCTCGTCTGCGAACATTGCAGCGAAGCACCGCAGTAGCGTAGGCTCGGGTGCTGAGGACTACCGCTTCGACCTGATCGAAGTATTTGACGCGGGGACATATGGCGCATGAAGGATCTAACCCAGAACACATCGGCCCACAAGAACCAGCTCGAAACCGAAGATCCCTTCATCTGGCTGTTCGAGTTCGAGCTGCCCGACAATACCCGCATCCGTGTCACGAACTTCACCGAGCGGGTAGAGTTCGGCGAGGACGATACCGGGAGCCCCCTGGTCTATTATCCCGCGTCGATTGTCCACTCGGGCATCGAGCAGAGCGGCGATGGGGACATTCCCTCGATCAGTGTGGGCATCGCTACAGGTGGGGCGTTCTGGCTGACATCTGCATTCGATACGCACGATGGACTGATCGGCCAGAGGGCCAGGATCATTGTCGTGTCTAGCCGGGAGCTTGACAACCCGGTGGCCGCTATCGCGGAGGATGCCCGCGTCATATCCGCGGCGATGGACAACAGCAACGTGACTCTGGAGCTATCGGCATTCAATATATTCCAGGCGAGGCTCCCGAGGTTCCTGTACTCCCGCCGCCGTTGCCGCTGGGTCTTCGGGTCTGGTGAGTGTGGGTACAATGTCCAGGCTGACGGTGCGAATTTCAGCGCCTGCGGTTACACGCTGGAGGACTGCGTGATTCGTGGGGATGACGAGGAGGCCAACGTCAATGTTAGCGTTAGACACCACCCCGAGCGGTTCGGTGGGTTCCCTGGAATACCGAGAGGGTCAAGACGATGACAAAGGTTGAGTACGATGACATGATCGGGATGCCCTTCAAGACTCACGCCTCCGGGCCTGACCAGTTCGATTGCATCGGCGTTGTCCGTGAGGTCTACCGAAGGGCCGGATGGTCTGACGCGGCCCTGCCCAGCGCGGATAACGAGGCCGCCTGTGTCGCGTCTATAGGCAGCGAGTCAAGTGGGCTCCCCTGGGACGCGGTCGATGCAGTCACGGGCGGCGTGATAACCACACGCCTCGCGTTTGGCGACATCGTCATGGTTCACAACCGCACCACCACCCATGTGTCGGTCGTGGTCGATGCGTCCAGGCAGTTGGCCCTCAGCTCGGCCGGGAGCGTGGGCGTGTTCGCCAGCGTTACCAATAGACTGGTGAATGTCACGGCGGTCTATCGCATGAAGGAGTCGGCGCGATGAGCGTTGCAGTCTGCACCGTCCAGCTGGTCATTGTCACCGACCCGTTTGAGCTAGGCTCTCGTGTCGTGTCTGATGTCCCGGCTGGCAACCTGGCTGAACTCGTGCCCTCTAGCCTAGTCGGCCGTGATGACGTGGAGGCGTACTACGAGGGCCTGAAGGTTGAGCGGGATGACTGGGCGACCACATACTGCGATGGTGGCACGCTGGGCTTCGTCGTGGTCCCACGCGGTCCCGAGGTTATCTACATCATCAAGCTAGTCGTGGCGGCCATCGTCATAGGTAAGCTGGTCATGGCGATCTTCGCCCAACGCCAAAAGCCTCCCGTTGAGCGCGGCGATACATCATCATCCGTCTACTCGTTCGGCGGTATATCCAACACACGCGCAGAAGGTCTACCCGTTGCCCTGGTCTTCGGCGAGATTCGGTTCGGCGGGACTATCGTCAACGAGTACCTTCGCAGTCAGTACCTCCCCGAGCAGTCTATCCTGTTCCAGCAGATCTCGTTCGGGGAGGGGCCGATCAAGTCGGTGGGCGGTGTGACCTCTGATGTCGTGCTAGACTCGGCACCGCCTAGCGTGAAGATCAACAACAACAGCGCCGACAACTACGATGGCTTGGAGATGTGGGTACGGCTCGGGACTAACGAGCAGTCAGTAGTTCCTGGGTTCGAGAGTACCCTATCCTACAAGGAGGCCGGTTTCACTATGACGGCGCAGGAGACGAGCAGTGCATCCAACGCGGGGGCGAACGATGGGTACGATGCGGTCAACTACTTCGATACAACGAACGATGCGATCTGGGATAAGTACGGCGTTGCTCTGGACATAACCGAGTACGAGGTGGATGGCGCGATCGTTCGCCTGTACTTCGAGCGTGGACTGTACACACAGAACACGACAACGGGTTCGCTTGAGAACTCAAGGTACGCCCTACAGGTACGCTATAGGGAACTGACGGTCGGTGGGATACCGATTACCACGGGGGGGCTAGTCGGAGACGGGTGGGTGCGCCTTCAACCCAAGGTTGAGATCACCAAGTCAGCCGTATCATTCAGCACCGAGCTGGTGGTCCCGCTGTACGACCCTCAGACCTGGTCACCCAACCCCCTCGGGTTCGCCATGAGATCCCTTGCAAAGTGCCCATCGGACGCTCAGACCGCGGCGGTCAGGAGCTTCACCGTTATGTTCTGGGTCAAGATCCTCACGCCGCCCGCATCGGTGGGGGGGGTGCTTGACTGGCCCAACTTCTTCATCCGTCTCGGTACACTTCAGGTGCCCGGTGTTGACGGGTTTGGACTCTCCATCGGAGTGACCGGGGCGAACTCTCCTGGTGGGGTTGTCGGCGCGGTCAGGGTGGAATACAAGAATGGGCCGTCCGTGAACTCCCCGAGGGAAAGAATCCAAAGCCCTGGGGGGCTTGCGTCTGTGGTGGGCGCGTGGGTCCACATTGCCTGCGTGGTGGACGCGGACGGCACAAACCAGAGCGATCAGATCCGTCTGTATGTGGACGGCGACCTTCGGGCCGAGACGGTTCCGGGGTCGATCCACCTTGAGCCTATGCTCAGTGCCACAGCCGAGAACACCCTAGGCGATGGGGGGCTCGGTCCCATTTCCCCCGATACTGTGCTGCACAACGCCTTCGACCAGGTGGTCATTTATGACCGTGTCGTTACGCCTTCCGAGATTCTGGATGAGTACAACGAAGACCCCGTAACGGGGGATGGCATCGGTCGCGGGACATACCTTGCGCCTCCAGCTAGGGCGATCAACGCCACGAAGTTCGAGGACGCTGCGGGGGCGCAAGATCCGGCGGCCCCTGGAACGCCTATGTTCGGGAACTGGACCCCCGCAGCGTCCTCGAACTCTGGGGTCTATCCGGGGATTGTGCCCGCCGGGGCCTTGGCGAACTCCCCGCGCAAGCGTTCGAGGTATCGCATCGAGTGTCTGCGTATAAACCAGGATTCAATCAACGACAAGACTAGCGACGATATGACCTTCGCTGGAGTCCTCTCAGTTATCAACTCTGAGCTGACCTATCCGAACAGCCCGCTACTCGCTATCAAGGCTGGCGCTACCGACCAGCTCAATGGCTCGGTGCCAACGACCACAGCCATCATCAAGGGCCTGCTCGTCCCCGTGTGGGATGGCGTGTCACTTCTGAGTCCTAGCATATCGTTAGAGTGGTCATCGAACCCTGCATGGATCACGCTTGGACTGCTAACGAGCGGGCGATGGGGGCTCGGGCAAACATACGCATCGACTGACTGCGTCAGCGAGTCGCTATTCGGCTGGGCGATGTATTGCGATGACCTCGTATACAACGGGTCGGCTCACTACCCGTACACCACCCCGACCGCAACGGAGGAGGATGTCCACTTCGAGAACGATAGCGGCACAGGGTCCGATGCTCGTGGAGTCATCACATTCAACGTGCGCCTTAGCTCAGTCAGCTCTCGACCGCTGGAGTGGGTAGCGGGTGCCTTCATTCGCGCCCACGGGTTCCCCGTGTCCGGCGCTGGGTCCGACATAAACCAAGGCGCTACGGGATCGAGTACCGTTGGGGGCTACGAGATCATCAGCGTGACCGAGACGCTCTCGACTAACAGCTACTGGTCTATCGTTTGCCACTGGGACCGCCTGACCGAGCCAGACCCGTGGACATCTGGCACATACCTGTCGGCGCACGAGGTTATCCCCGCAACTGCAATCCTTGAGCTTGCGGAAAGGAGGCATGAGTTCAATGGCGTATTCGACCGTGAGCAGGGCGCGTGGGACTCAATCCTCGACGTGTGCCAGGTCGGTAGGGCTACCCCGATCCGTGAAGGTGGAAAGGTCAGGTTCAAGTACCACCGCCCGAGGTCGCCAGTTGGTCTGGTTACTAGCGCGGGCATATTGGAGGGTACGTTCAAGGTAGCGTACACCGATGGGATTATGAAGCCGAACGCGATCGACGCGACGATCTTGGACAGGGCGCAGGACTACGAGCTGGTACCCATCACTGTCCTCGACCCGTCTATCAGTAACGTGTTGAGCCTCGACGAAGTGCGTAAGGTGTCGAGGAACTACTTCGGGATCACCTCGGCGGCACAGGCCGAGCGTCAAGCGAAGTTCGAGCTGAACAACAACAGGCTACTCAAGCGCAGCGGCCAGTTCACGCTCGGACCCGAGGGCCTGCCCTTCGAGGCTGGCGACCTGGTACGCCTCGGCTCGGACCTCCTCCCCCGCGGTGACGGTGGTCGTACCCTACGAACCAGCCACCCTGGCACTGGGTACAAGCTGGAGATGATCGCAGCCCCGCTCGACTTCACCGCATGGACCGCATCGAATGTGACCGTGACGGCGAACACGGTAGCCAACCCATACGGCACGGCGACCGATGCCGACAAGGTACAAGACAGCGGGAGCAGCCACGGGTATGTCGAAGCAACGGGCACCGTGTCAGGCAGCGACCTGAATGCCGAGTGGCTATCCTTCGGCGTGTACATCAAACCAGGCGTGATCTCCTCGAACAAGAGCCTGGTGGCGCTGATCCTCGACGGCGGCACGGCGAGCTACTTCTGCGACTGGACAACCGAGACGATCTACGCCTCGCAGTTTGCAACGCTGCCAGAGGATATGCGCTCAGCTCACATCCAGAAGCTCGGCACCTCTGGCTGGTACTTCGTCCAGGTTGCTGGCTTCCACGAGACGAAGACATCGGCAGCAGCAGCGCCCATCGTGCGGGTCTTCCC